TAATCAGGCATTGTCCGCTACCACAGGTACGTTTACTAGTTTGAATGTTCCAACGATTAAGGACAGTAGCGGCACTAATACAGCTATGACGATTGATAGCAGTGGGCGAATACTTACACCAGCTAGGCCAGCTTTTAAGGCGACCCGTGCAAGTGCCTCTAACCAAACAACAGCTGATGCGTATGTTGTTTATCCTTGGGACACAGCACCTATAAATATAGGCGGTCACTATAATACAAGCACTTACGCTTTTACCACACCTGTGGCTGGCTTATATCAGTTTAGCTATATTTTGCGTTTAGATGACGCACAGGGCGGTAGTTTTGCTATTGCTAATTTATCCTTTGATGGCTCAACCGCAAGTGACGATGCCTATAATGTAGCACATTCTACTGCAATGCAGGGATACTATTCTTTTTCAGGGTCAGCTTTGTTTTCATTATCGGCTGGGGTAGAGGTAAAAAATGTCGTGTACGTTAATGGGGATACAAGTTGGCAAGCAAAAGGACACGGCAATTTTAGTGGGTTTTTGGTGGGATAGGAGTTTGAAATGCCATTAAGCAAAATACGGTCTCAAAGCATCAACCTTGCCGATACTTTTGCGTTTACTGGTACTGTAACAGGAACCGATGGAGGATTTACGTTTCCTGCAATTCAAGCACTCAATGGGCAAAGTTCAGTAGATTTTACGGGAATACCTAGCGGTACAAACATCATTAAGTTTTCTATATATAGAGCAAGCGGTTCAGTGAATGGTGTTCCTGCAATCCAAATTGGTGATAGCGGTGGTATTGAAACATCAGGTTATGCATACCAAGATACGTTTGTAGGTTTATCTGCATCTTCTAATTACGGGGGTAGTTCTGCTACTGCTTCATCTTGGAGTGCAAGCCAGTGGACAAACGCTAGTAATGTTTTAACTTTTGCTGGTGAACTGTTTAGAATGCATGGAAATAAATGGTTTTGCCAAGCGGCTTTTTTACAAGATGATAGTGATCCAAATTATTTAAATAATTTACGAGGCTTTAAAACACTTTCTGCGGAACTAACACAAGTAAGGTTTACAAGAACGGCTGGTACTTATGATGATGCTAACAGTTATGTCCGCATTGGATACCAATAGGAAAAGTAAATGGCGTACATAGGCATTGATCCAAATGTAGGCGACATAACCTTCCAAAGGTTTACGGGTAATGGAAGCGCAACTGCGTTTACGTTAGCGCAAAGTGTCGTAAGTGGCGAGGCACTAATTGTAACAATCGGTAACGTAGTGCAAGAGCCAGGAATAGGCAAAGCGTACACAGCGTCAGGAACAACACTAACCTTTTCTGCCGCGCCAGCTAATGGCGATGTAATTACCGTGCGCTTTTTTGGTCGTGCCGTAGACCAGCCTACTAGTTTTGCAATGGCGTTGTTCAAGTACACAGCAACAGCAAGTCAAACCGCATTTACAGGTGCGGATGCTAACGGTGCGATATTGGCCTTTTCTGGTAACGATGTAGACGTATACCTAAACGGTGTACATCTCGACAGTACAGATTTTACCCCCAGTAACGGGGATACAATTACACTAGCATCTGGTGCGGCTGTTAACGATGAGTTAGTCATTCGCGCCTTCCGTGCTTTTACAGTTACTGATACAGTTAGCAAGTCTAGTGGTGGTACATTTGCGGGTGAGATTACAGCCACACAATTTCAAACAACTAATACCACAGTTGATACGGCTGTATTTCGCACCAATGGACAAAGTGTGAGTGAAAACACTACAATAGCATCAACCAAGAACGCATTAGCGATTGGTCCGCTGACTATAAGTTCATCAACTACAATTACCGTCAACGGTAATCTGACAATACTGTGAGGCGCGGATGGCTTCGATACTGAATGTAGATAAGATTAGGGCGGCGGGTTCGACAACAGACGGCCTTACGATTGATAGCAGTGGTCGGGTGACTCAGCCAACTAAACCAATTTTTATGGCTGTTGCCGATAGCACTATTGGTTTGACAACTAGCTATGCTGAACTTACGTCTTTTAGCACCGCTCTTGTAAATGTGGGAAGTCACTACAATACATCGACAGGTAGGTTTACTGTACCTGTCGCTGGGACTTACTGCTTTGCAGTAGCGGGGATTGGCAATTCTACCGCTACCGTTTATAGGTTTAGACCTTACAAAAATGGAAGCAGTCTCAATGACCTTGAGTATCGGATACAGACGGAAGGCGGTGCATACGGCACAAACGGCGAGTATTGTTTCTATGCCACGCTAGCAATTAATGACTACATCTCCATTTACGGAAAGTCGGATGACGGGACTGATGCTTATTCTAACAGTGCCTATAGATACTCATATTTTCGCGGACAACTGGTAGGATAAATCATGTCAACATTATTTGTAGATACAATAAATGAGAAGACCACAAACAACGGGGTAATTATTCCAGGTCATTCAATCCAAACTGTTACTGGAATAAAATCTGACGTACAAACTGGCAATAACACTAGTTATGCAGATATAAGTAGTTTAACTGCAACAATTACCCCAAGTTCAACATCAAGCAAAATTATGCTATTTGTTGACGTTCATTGTGGCGGTACTACTGGCACTATTTACTATTTTAGATGTGTGCGAAATGGAAGCACTTTTTTTACTAATAGTAATAATGCTGGCGCAGAAGACGGTTCTATATGGAGTTTCTATTCCGATACTAGCAATTTTTCTGGGCCTCACTACCAAGGCCAAAGACAGTTTTTTAATTATCTCGATAGCCCAGCCACAACATCCGCTTTAACATATAAAATACAAGCGCGAGTTTATGGTGGTACTACTTATTACTGGCGATGCAATCAAGGTGACGGCACATCTGACTCTAGTCGTATTACGACTGTATCCTCAATAACTCTTATGGAGATTGCTCAATGACCAGCATATTAAAAGTCTCCGAAATCCAAGACCCAACGAACTCGAACACTGCACTAACGATTGACACTAGTGGTAGGGTTTCAACACCTGTTAAACCTTTTGCTTTTGTGGGTTTTCCTGGCACTGATAGTTATGTAGCACAATCAGCTAATACAGCAGTTACTTTTTCTCATGCTTTTGTTAATGACGGTAATCATTATGATACTTCTACATATAAATTTACTTGCCCAGTAGCTGGTCTTTATCGAATCGAAATTTCAACTTTGTCAGAGCTTGACACTCAAACTGCTGCTTGGAGTTTTATTAGACAAACTGGTGGAACTACAACTGCTGTTGGAAGGATTTATACGCGATATAGAGCATTGGCAGGAAGTATGACAATTAAATGTTCTGCAAATGACAAGTTATATTTAACGCAAAACACTAATAATGACTATTATCAAACTACAAGTGTTCCCTACAACTGGGCAACGTATACGTTTATAGGGTAAATTATGGCATCAGTATCAGAAGCAATCCAAGCACTAAACCCAAACTGCCAGTTTGTACTGTACGGTGAGCCTACGAGCGCACAATCCTTTGATGCAGCTTTTCGCCTTGTGGTCGGCGTAGATGATAACGGGACTGCAATTTTAGAAAGTGACCCTAAAGTTTGGCAACATAACGGTATTACTTGGGCTTTAGTAGATAGGGAGCTAACTGACTTAAATAAGGCTGAACCATTGAAGCTGTTGCGCGAAGAGCGTAATCGCCGTATCGCTGAAACAGATTGGTGGGCATCGTCTGACCTTACTATGTCCGCAGAACGCACAGCCTATCGTCAAGCACTGCGAGATATAACTAAAACATACTCATCACTTGACGATGTGGTATGGCCTGATAAACCGGAGTAGCACATGAGTAGAGCAAGAAATCTCGCAAGTTCAATTAGCGCACAAAGAACGGCTGTTGGAAGGACTGGCAATGTTACTTTGGATTTAAGCGGTAGCTTTGATTACTTTGACGCTGAGACTTTAACTGGGGCCACTACCGTTACTTTTGGAACGCCGTCTACCCCAAACAAAAGATTTATTTACACCTTTATACCAAGCTACGACACCAGTGCGTCTTCAGTAGATGATACAGACACTTGGGTTATCGATGGGACTGACTATAATAATAATATGGAAACTGCTGGTATATGCAGACTTTTTAGCAATGACGGTCTTAGGTACTATACATCGACTTACAGTGGCGACCAAATAAATGAATTTATATTAAATGCCCCATTTGAACTTGATAATGC